TCATCTTTATCTTCTACTCCTGTTTCTTCTTCTCTTGTTTCGTCATCTACAATGTTACCTTCTAAATCTGTAAATTCTAAAGGTTGTAATGTTTTAAAGTATAAATTAAGTGATACATTATTAAATGCTAGTATAGAATCTAATGCGTCAAGTATATATTCTTGCTGTACTCGAATAACCATATTATCAAAGAGTATACTTGCTTGTTTTAACTCATCTGCGTTTGATCCTAAGCCATTATTTCCTGTTCTAATACCTAACAGTAATGGCGAAGATAATCTATGCCCTACGAGTATTTTATTTGTAGCTTCATCACTTAAAAATTGATACTGATTATGTGCGTCTGATAATTGTACTGGATCTATAGTTGCTGCACTTTCTGCATTGTCGTTAAATGCTAGTATAAATTTACCTGCATTACTAGATCCTGAAAATTTTTCATATATCCTTCTCTCTATTAATTCTCTGCTTTCTTCGTCAGGTGTACCATTGTTAAAATTCATTAACATACTAGGTGCCATTCCGTTTTGTATATTATTAATGTGATAATTAGCAACCTCTGCTTCTAATTCACAATAAGGTAATGCTCCTTGATATGTTACAGGTGTATAATAAAAATACCCTGCTCTATATGGTTTAATACATAAAATCTCTATTGCATTATTACCTGATCCGTAAGCAGGTATTCTTTTTGCTTTATCTCTAGGTGTAAATTTTGACCAATCGTGAAAATAATAAAAACCTTTTATCTCACCGTTTTTGTCTGCTTTCTCTGCACGTAAAGTTTGTACAGGAAAATGCTCTACCTTAACTATTTTGCTTCGATCAACATTATAATAAATTTGTAAAGTAGCTTGTCCTAATAAATAAAAGTCTGAACAAATCTTTTTTAGATCTTCTTTTTTAAATAATGTAATTGCTTCTGCATACTCCATAGGTTTTTTATCACTATTAGTTGCAGATAAACCTTTACCATATATCATTTCTGTTATACCATTTATAATCGCATTATTTGTTGGACTCCCTTGATATTGGTCTATTAGATATTGGTAATAATTGTTGTCCTCACCATAAGCTACAAAATCATTTTGTTTATTTTCTGTAATCTTTGGTGCTGTGTATGTGCTTAAATTTACTACTCTAACTTTACTCATTAGCTTATTATTATATAGTCATCGTTTGGATAACTTGTTGTTTCTGTATATTCCCCACTATTAATACTGTAATAATCGTTGTTTGACTGATCTATAGTTTGATCTGTACAAAACACTTTATCCAAATATACATCATTTTCTGATGATATTATATTCTCCCAATTATCAGTAGCTGCTTCCCATTTAGTTGTAAAAGTATTCCAATTAGCACCTACTCCGTGCGTTAATCTCAAATCATAAAATCTACCTTCTATTAATGTAAACGTATTTGATATTGAAGCTTTGTCTTTTGTTCTTGTTAAGGTTAAGTTCTGCGTTTTAACAGTTGCATTCGTACTGTTATCCCTCATATACAATGTTACAGGTGTATCATATGCTCTTGGATAGAAAGAAATTGTTTGTGCGTTTGCACTTGTTGTCAGAATCTTCATAAATATATAATAAAAAAAAAGATGTTTTTTGCATAATAAAAAAGGGGAATTAAAAAACCCCCCTTTCTAAACACACAAAAACAAAAAATTGTTATGCTGTTGGATCTATTTGCGTTGTACTTTGTAACGCAGTAACTACCTGTCCTGTAATAAATAAAGGTGGTATTACTTCCGTTGCTGTAAATGTTAACGTAAATCCACTTAAATCTGCGTATGCTGCACCACTAACAATAGTTCCTGCAGTTACTTCAGCTCCTTGATGGAATCCAATCATAAAATGATTAGCACTATTATCAGTATCAGGATTAACGCTAGAGCTCATTACTCTATTGTTGTCCTGTACTACAATGTGTGGTCTCGCAGCTGCTATTAGTTTTATTTCTTCTTGCGTTGCTGCGTCTAAATGTGTAAAAGTTAATTCTAAAGTTGTTTCATAAACTGTAGTACCAGTATCTCTTGAACTAATAATGTTAGTTGTCATAGAACTAGTTGCACCTTTTAAGTTATACTGAAAAAATGAAGGTGTTCCAGATAATGCAGAAATATTTCCACTTGAAATAGTTGCAGCACCTAATGTACCATATTTTGCCATATATACTTTGCTTAATCCACCGACCGACTGTTTACACGGTAATTTTCTTCCTGTTGTTAATGTACAAGCCATATCTTATTTTTTAAAAAAAAAGGTAGGTAGTATAGTGCCACCTACCCTTTATTGTTATACAATTATTTATTATGAATAAAGTACAATATCAGATCCGATACCGTGCTGTATTCCTGCAGTAAATCTCATCACTACTCTTACGTTTTGAGATCCATCAATGTCTGCCATATCAATTACTTTAACTTCGTTTTGATCTGACATTAGACCAGTTCCAAAGAACAAGTTTGATTTTTGAGCAGCTACCATTGTATCACTTGCTAATCCAGTAGCTAATACTAACTGAATACCATCAAACGATACAGCATTACCCATATTATACCATTGGTTACCTTCGCTGTTTGTACCTGCTGCACCTAAACCGTTAGCACCAAATCCACCTAAACTTCTAATGTAGTTTCTGTAGATGTTGTTTGGTACATAGATAACTAGATCCTCATCACCGTAAATTGTTGATGGAATAGCATCTACTACTTTACCAATTTCTGCTGCTACGTTTGCAGAAGTACTTGCTTGACCTGCAACGTCATTTACATCACCGTCTGCTAGTAATGTCGTTTTAAATCCGTCAAATTCTCCTGCGTTAGCGTTAGTACCTGCCCAGATATTTTGCTCCATTTTTTGAGCAACTTTATCTGCAACGTGTGCAATTAAAAAGTCACTAAATTGTGGTGGTAAATTATCAAATGCAGAATAACCCATTTGTACTGCTTCCCAGTCTGACTGAAAATCTTGCTTACATAACTGTAAGTTAACTTGAAATTCTTCAGGTTGTAAAATTCTCTCTGTTAGAGTAAGTGTCGAAGTTGGATCAAAGTCACAAGTAGAATCTTTTACAATACCGTTAGTTGAAACTTTTTTCATTACTTGCTTATACTTTACATTAGGAACTACTGTAATATTTCCTTCAGCTAAAGTCTTCCCACTCAATAATGCTGCAGAGATATACTTACCTGCAAACTCTCCTGCATATGTTGTTGTTAAATTATTAGTTGTTGCCATTTTAAAATTTATTATTTATTATTATTATAGTTCCCCTACTGTTATTGATGACGCTGCATTACCATTACCTGATAAGAAATAGCTTGTACCATCACTTGAAATTTCAATGTGATCTCCAATGCTTTCTGCACCATCTTCAAAAGTTACTTGATCTACTGCGTCAGCTTCTACGATTGCACCGTTTACAATTACACCACCGTTTAAGATATCTCTATTATCAGCAGGTGTTTGTACAACACAGTCAGTAGTAAATGCAGCAGCTACGATAAACTTTGCACTCCACCCTGCCGTAGGAGCAGGTAATGTTACAGTATAACCTGTACCACTTATTAGGAATGTCTTTCCTGAATCTGCAGCAGCTAATGTTTGTGCAGCAGTTAACGTCTCTTGTTTAGAAAAAATTCTAGTAACGTCATTTGAAATAGTTGTTGTTGTTGACATTTTAAATTATTTTTAATTATTATTAGTTATTGCTTGTAATACTCTGTTGTAAGTAGTATTCTGATTCGAATTCGTAGCATATCTAGCACCAAGTTTTGTTTCACTTGTTTCAGGAGAATGTTTAATTCCTTCTGAAGCAGGTTTAGATAATTCTTCTTGCTTAGCCATTTCTTCTTTTTCCTTTTTTTCACCACCGATTGTGTCAATGATTTCTTGTAGTTGTCCCTTAACTTCTTCCACAGATTCTGCTAAAGCTGTAAGTTCTTCCTTAGTTGCATAGTTCATTTCTGATTTTTCTTCTTCTTGAACAGGTGCTTCTTCTAAGTTTGTGTCTTCTACTGCTTTTGCAGTTTCTTCCACTACTTCCTCTGAATTTTTGATATCTTCTATCATACCTTCTGTTTTAACGATTAATATTCTATTGTCTGATAACTCATACTCTCCCATTGGTAATGGTACGTTTTCGTCATCTGTTTTAATAAATACCTCATTACCTGCGTCAAATTTCTCTGCAGATAATACAGTACCATTCTCTAAAGTTATTTCTTCTAAAGAAACACTTTCAAGCTTTACGTCTACATTACTAGGATCAACCCCTAATAAAGTTTTGACCTTTGATAAAATTTCTGTAGCATTCATACATATATAATAAGTACTATATATTTTTTGACATTTTTAAACGCTGTTTTTTATACACGCCCTATGCCTTGCGCTTCCATAGATCCGTCACAGCATTTACGACTATAAGTATTATCGCTGCATAGACAAGCACGTCTACTGCTTTTAGGTGACGTTCTACTAGGTGTTTTAAAGTAGTTTTCTTTTTTTGGCATTATTTACAAATACAATATTCGCAGTTACAATTCATAGTTATTTTTTTATAGGTACACAGTTTGGCACTTTTTTACCGTTCTTCATCTTAGTTCCGATTTGCTCGTAACCATTCCAACAAGGTTTTTTTAATGCTGTTTCGTGTGCGTCACACGGCATATACCAAGTTTGTCCTTCGAAATCGTGTGTATGATGTCCTTCGCAACCTATGTTCTTTGCTATTTCTTCTGCTTTTTCAGGAGTACTGTATGCTAAACGATCATCAATTATTGCATACTCGTCATTTATTTTTTCGGTATATAAATTAAGTTCATTCATTTTACCTCTTGCCCAATTCTTTGCAGATAGTCCACCCCATAATAAATATGATATTGTACCACACGCTTTAGAATCATTTGGATCATAGTATTCTTCTGCTCTTGATAGATAGCTGTACATTCTTTTAATAGTAGCTACGCTTATGTTTTCTCCCTTTGCTAATTGCTGTGCTCTTATTTTACCAACGTCTGTTGCACATTTATTATTTACTTTTGCGTTTAACTCAATACCTCTCTTTGCATTATTCTTTACAGAAGCAGGATAATCGTTATAAGACTCTAGTGTTACTTTAACTCCTGATACAATGTCTTTTATGTTTGATAATAAATGTTCTGCTTCTTGCATTTCTATAGCAGAAAGATTAGATTCTTTTTTTGCAGACTTATCTTGAAAATAGCCTTCTATTGAAAAACCTTTAACTGCACCACTCTTTACAAACTCTTGCCATACTTTATCGCTGTTTACTTTAACAGATCCCACCCAAGTACCTACAGGATATTTTAAACCGTAGAATGCAGTTTTATCTTTTTCTTGATCTTCTACAATCCAAGACTCAACTAGACTTAAACCTTTTAATTGCATTTGATGTTCTAGTGTTGCATTATTCTGATTACCTTCCATTAAATATAATTCACTTGCTTTACGCACCGTGTCTTTAGAAAAATAAATATAATACTCTCCATCTTCTCCCATTCGTAAAATAGGTTTATTAGGTATTAATAATGCGCCAAGTAGTATTCTTTTTTCTTCATCTACTTCTGCAAGTTTATACTCTACATCTTTATTAAGTGTAATAAAATCTTCTTCGATTGCAGGTTTCTCTACGATAGATATTGCTTCTATTCCAGAATACTCTTGTTCTTCATCTAATATTAATTCAACTATTCTCATAAGTATATAATAATTTATTTAGTGTTTTTTTTATATTCCACTTTCGTTTATAATATTTCTGTCTAATTGTTGTGCTGTTGTTACATCACTAGATACTACAAATGCTCTTTGTGGTTTATTTAATGCTTCTGTTATTTGATTAATTGGCGAAGATCCTACTACATTAAACGCAGGTATTTGTGCTGTTTCTGTTACAGTATTACTCATAGCACCACCACCTACATTATCATTAGCACCTGGAACTTTAGTAGATATTATCTTTTTTACAGAAGCCATACCTGACGCTAATACTCCTGCTGCAGCTACAACACCGAATATACCTGTCTGTCCTAATGCTTTTGTCATACCTTGATATGTATTTATAATAGATTGTGCTACAGCTACTGCTTTACCTGCGACAGACGCTTCTCCTAATAGCGATCCAACTGCACTTAAACCGTCAGATACTATTGCAAGTTTTGCTTCTTCTTCTTGTTTCTTTAAAGATACATTTATATTGTTGTAATTTTCTTCTGCTGCATTTCTTTCTTTTAAAGCGTTTTCATATTCAATAGTACCTTCTTTAAATATTGCAGCCGTATTATCAAATTGTTCTTGTGCTATTCGTTTCTGTTCTTCTGCAACTTGTCTTTCTAAAGCTAGACGATCTAATATACCATCTTCGATCATTTTCTGCCCTTCTAACGTACGCAATGTTTCTTCGCTATTTGCTATAGCTTCAGCGTTTTGTAGATCTAATTTCTCTCTTAATAAACTAGTTTCATTAACTATCTGTTCAGATCTCTGACCACCCAACCTTTCTTCTATTTCTAATAGTGCAGCTTGTGCTCTAATATCTGCTGCTATTAATTCTGTTTTTGTAGTATTGTTTGCTAGTGCTGCAGCTGCTGCGTCTGCTTGTATTTGTGCTAATTCTAATTCTTGTTGTATTCCTGCTTCTAGTATCTCACCTAATTTTTTGTTAGCTGCAATTCTATTATCTATTGTTTCACTAACATCATCACGAATTTGTCTTTGTTCTTCTGCAGCTTTAAGGTTTACTAATCTTAATTTTTCTTGTTCTGCCGCTGCTATCTCTGCAGCTTTTGCTAAATCTACTTCTGCTTTTGCACCTTCAAATGCACTAGTAGCAACTTCTTTTATTGTTTTAACTACTTTTTCTGCAGTATTAGCTACTTTGTCAAATGTATCATCAACACCAGTTACAGAGTCAATTAATTCTTTACCTGCTTCTTTTGCTGATTCTGCTGCTCCTGCAAAGTCTCCTTTAAATACTTTTACTATTGCGTCACCTAAAAATCCTATTGCTTCTAATGCAGATTCAAATCTTTCTATAATGTTTGCTTTAATAGCACTACCTAAATCTTTAATGCTTTGTAATGGATCTTCAAATATTGCTTTAAAAAATTCTACTACAGTACTTGAATTATCTAATACAAAATTTATAAAGTCATTAAATATATTTGATACTGTACCAAATGCTATAGCAAAAGCGTCTGACACCCTTTGATTTTCTCCTAGTACTTGTTTAAATACATTAAATGCTTCTACTACTAATAAAACAGGTATTGCTTTTAATGCCATACCCATAGAACTAAATCCTTTTTTAATCTTTTCTACTGCACCTTTTAAACCTTTAAAACCTTTTTTTAGATTGTCATTAGTTTTTTTACCTTGTTTTTCTACGCCCTCTACAGATTTTTGTAGATCAACAAATTGTTCACGAATATCACGAATGTCATCTGCTGCTTTTTTAAGATCTACTTCTAACTCAATTACTTTTTTGACTGCCACTTGATTTCGGTTTTAATTTGGTTAAACGCTTCCTTTACACTATTTGGCAATTTATACTTGCCTTTAGCTATTTGCACTATTTCGCTTTTGCTCTTAGAATATTTTAATAATTCGATAATGCTATGTATCATAAATATATAATAACTTAATTCTGTTTTTTTATGGACATTGTAGTTGACCATTTGCATAATCGTAATAACTACGCACAAATATTCCGTTTGCGTCTATCTGTCCTACAAAAGATTTTGTACCTATGTCTGCCCAAAAGTTATATGTACTGTTATATGCTTGTCTAACAAACTTTACTGCATATTGTGTCGGTTGATAGTGTGTTGGATAACTCTGTTTACCTGCTCCTGTAAATTTTGTTGTTAAAGTTGTATCAGTCCAAGTCTGCATATTTGCAGATACTGTTCCACTATAATATGCGTATACAGATCCTAAAGTAGATGAACACGCTGCAGCAGAACTCGTATATGATGTAGATGGATAGTTAGCACTTAATCTTAATCTTCTTATATTTGTAGAACAAGCTGACTGTGCTCCTAAAGTTCCATTACCACTTGTAACTTGATATACATAGTTTTGATATGAATAGTAACCATTTGCTGCTAATGTCGTTAATCCATTGTTATCATATATTACTAACCCTGCTCCAAATGTATTATTTAATCCTGATGAATATACAGTTCTATTATATGCTGTTGACACACACGCTAAATAAGGATCTGTAGCGTGATATCTTATAGGTGTATGTGTTGTCCAATTTGGTGTTGCAGCCGTTGTTACAGTTTCGTAACTTGACGCTACTCCTTTTGTAGCACTAAATGTATTTGTTGCTGTTCCCCAATAATAATAATTTGTAGATGCAGATAGTCCTGTAAAATTATATGATTTACTTCCTATGCTATTTGGTGCAGGAGATATATCATAATGCGTGTTTGCAGTAGCACTAGAATTATTAGTTCCCATATAAAACCCTGCTCCATTAATAGTTTGTCCACCGTCTGCTGTAATCTGTAAGTTTGCTGTAAAGCTAGTTTCTGCAATATTTGTTTCTGCTAAATTTACTACAGTTGGTGCATTTGGTGACGCTGCAGTTGCAAAACTAAGTGTTGTACCTACTCCTTCTCCGTGTTGATTAATTCCATAAGCTGTAACATAGTATGTTGTACCTGCTACAATTCCTGATGTTTTACTTAATGAGAAACTTCCTGTGCTTGTTCCTGAAACAACTTCTTTTGTATTATTTGAATATGTTGCATTTGTTCCCCAATAAAAACCTTTAGCAGATACTGTTCCGTTTGCAATATCTAAACTACCATTTAATGTAAAAGAACTATAAGTTACATTTGTTGCTGTACTTGTTGTCATAACAGGAGCAAGTGTTGGACAGGGATTATAGTTAGATATATAACCGTTAACATCTATAGTTCCATAATAATTACTAGGGAATCTATGATAGTTTCCAGAACCTGCATAAGCTGTCGTTAAACCGTTTGTTGTAAATAATCGAGTCCCATTACCTAAAGATCCAGTATAATAAACTGTTGTGTTTAGTGTAAGCCCACAAGCTGTATTTGCGTTCGCATTATTAGTAGAAGAAATTGTTGTGCTAACTGTAGCTGCTCCTGTTGCTGCAATAGCTTCTCTACCATTTAATAATTCTAATGACGCTTCTCCAGTTTGTAAATTAGTTGTTATGCTATTTATTCTATATGTAAGATCGTTTATTTGTAATTCATCTGCTAAACTATAATTCTGTAAAAACTTTAAAGGTAGTTTTGCTTTTATTTTTGTTAGTCTTTCTGACGTTCTAAAAACATTCTCTATATACGATCTGTAATATTTTTCAAATATTGAGTCTGTCCAAGTAGTATCAGGAGCATTCCATTCGTTTTCTTCTAAACCAAAATGTATTGTTTCAGGGTATCCAGTATCGTTATTTAATAATGCAGGAGTATTGCTAGGAATCCAGTATGCAGATTGTGTTGCTTCTGTATTATTAGATCCTGCATCATATCCACTTATTTCTGTTATTAAATTAAATGATGTTGGTGACGGTATTTCTGTTGTATGTATAGGATAAAACAATAACGGCTTTCCTAAATATGCTTCTTGTTTGTCATCTAACAAATGCCCTACTTGTATGTTTTTAATTGATGTACCGTCATACAACCTTTCAAACTTCATATGTTGAAATGGTAGAATTACTTCATAAGTATTATTATTACTGTCTAATGTTCCATCGTCATCATAACTTACGCTGCCCCAATCCGATTGAAATTGCTCGTTGTGTTGTTTAGCTAATATATTTCCTGTGTCTTCATATCTAAAGTTAATAGATCTATACGGTAAAGCTTTGTCAACTGTTTTTGTTGTATTGTCTACAAACTCTGAAATATTTGTAACTGTTCCGTCAGTATAAAAATTATTTAATGTGTCTACTGTAGTTAAACCATTTTTAGTTGTAGCTGTAAGATTAAACATTTTAAATAACCCACTTAAAAAATCTAAAATTTTCATATCAGGTATACTGTTTTGTACTGTAAATGCTCCACTAGGAATAACAAAGCTCGTATCTAAATCTCCTGTCGCAATACTTGTAGTGCTGTTTGTATCAAAAGTGTCTATTAAATTAATACTAAAACTTGTAACAGTTTGTTGTGCATTACTTCTAAAAACAAGCTTATAAGTTCCGTTACCAATTTGATAACTTCTCGTTCCACCAGTCTGACTAGTTGTATATGTGAATGTTGTTTCAAGTCTGTTAGAATTTACTTCATATAGATCTACAAAAATAGAATCGCTTATTGTTCCAAAGTTAACTGTAAGTGTAAATTGAAATAATTGTCCTGTAGTTAAACCGTATGGATTTATTGTAGTTTTAGTTAAATTTAGTTTGTCTTCGTGATCTGCTGCAATAGTTGCCTCGAAATAACCTGTATTTGATTGTTGATTAGGTGTATATGAATCGCCAAAACCTTCTAATACTTTACCTGCGTTTCTTTGACATAGCATATACAAATTATAAAAACCTACATTTGTTGTATTAAAAAAATCGTCACTAAACTTTATTAAACCTTTAGTAATATCTGAATTTTCTATTGCTTTAATTATTACATATAGTCTAATGCTAAATGTTAAGTCTTTCCAATAATAACCAGATAAAGCTGTAGCTTGACTAGGATTTAAATTACCACCTGATTTATTTATTTCTTTTTTTGTAGTATCAAAATATGCAGGGGTTTGTGATGAAGAATAGAAACCTCGCATAGAATTTCCTATAAGTGCAGTTACAAGAGGTGCAGGATAAGCTACGCTGTCAACTGTAACCGATCCTGTACCATCACTCGATAAACCATCAATAATTTTAGTTGATGTATAACTTGTGTCAAAATTAGAAAGCCAGTCTAAATCTTTTAATTTAAGATCTCCTAATATACCTTTAAGGTTTTGCTCCCCAAAGAACGTAATTTTATATGCGTTAGCTGTACCGTTTTTTAAATCTACTCCTTCTAGTCTAACTGTTCCTTTTTGAAACGGCAGACTGTTTAATTCTATTTTAGCACTTACTCTTTTTCTTGCGTCAAAAGAAAAGGTTGAACTTTGCGTAAAATTTTCATAATGCTTAAAAAATTTATTATTTACTTTACTAGCAGGAACACTAAATGTTTTTGTAAAATCAGTAAAGATTTTGCCTGGATCTTTTACATCTTGTATTACTCTTGTAAGTGATATTGTTTCATCACCATAAAGATCTAACCTTGTGTAATTTGTTTCGTTAGGTAGTTTTGTGTATAACTCAATATTGTTCATTATCTAATATTACTTATATAATCAAAAGCATATTCTGCTGTTATTGTATACTGTATAATTTTGTCATTTAATCCTGTCTTTATTGTTTGTTGATTACTTGTAATGATAATTGGTACTGTTTGTTCTGATCCCCCCATTACTTTTCTAATCCATACCTGTTCGCTAACTAGTAATTGTTTCATAGACTCATTTACACTATCGTAACTCATAGGTGGCGTATTCAATATTAGACCTTCGTTTGCTAATGTATTAAATTGTTTTATGCTATGTTTTTGTTTGTCATACTCAAAGCTTGTATTATTTATATTTCTTTTAAACTTTGTTGTTTCTACTTTAATATTTTCTGTAGTCTTTCCGTTAAAGTAAAAATCTTGTAATGCTCCGTACTTGTTTACAAATGTAACCTTATATGCTGTATGTTTATTACAAACTCTATTAATAACAAAGACTGTATTAATAACAGTAGCAGTTGTAGCACTTGCAGAAAAGGAACTATAAACTATTGATGATCCGTCCCAATATGGTATCTTTCCTGCTGTGTTATCAGGATAATATAACTGTACAGTATTTCCTGTAGGTGGATTAGTGCGTGATGTTGTTAAGGTTGTATCTACAAGTAAATCGTTTTGCGCTATAGTCTTAGCACTATTAGGTGGTGTGTTACCTATACCCAAACCTTCCATAAATTCATAGTAACCATCTAAACCTTTATGTGTTATTGACACAGCGTTTCCTACAGTTGCAGGGGTTTGCCCTGTATTTATTTCATCTACTGTTTTGTTTTTAAAAGTAAGCGTACCTGTAATTGCAATAAATTGTGGTGTGTATGAATCGTTAAATGTAATCTCAAGATAATCTCTACATAAGTCTGCTATTTCAAAACTTACTGTTCCTGTTTCCTGATTAGTAGTTCCTGTTAATACACAGTCTTTGCTCATCTCACTAATTTGTGTTCCCCCAACAGATAAAGTTAGTGTTGCACTTTTCGCTACATTTGGACTAACGTATGCTTGACTGCGTGTTTCGTAATACGGTGATCTTAATAATATTGTTGCCATTATATTCTTTTAATTAATCCTGCTTCTATCATACTGTCTATCATTTCTATCACTAAGTCATCACTAAATATGTTCTGCAGATCTTGTGGTAATTTTTTAAACTCATTAACAAATGGAATAGTAAAAAAGTTGTTTGCTCTTATTCCTTTTTCATAGATACTTCTTGCAAGAACATAACCTATCTGTTTGTAGTTACCTTTTGCATATCTTCCTTTTGTATCTCTAAATCTTATCTTCTTTGCTTTTGCCCAAGCACCTATAGCATTACTCGGTGGGGGTTTTGTTGTAAATTTAAATGGCGTATTCTTATTAACCCTGTAATTACTTTTTGTTCCTTTAACCCCTTTATCTATAAAATCTCCATAAGCTTCCATAAATAAGCCGTATGCAATCCCTGCGTCCGTTTCTGACACCTTCTCGTACTTAATACTATTGTAAAGTCTTTTAGTATTGTTTATTGGTCGCTTCTTTCTTTGCAGCTTTGTTCCCTTGCTTAAATTCTGTCTAGCTTGTTTTTGTATAGCTTTAAAGAATTCAACTAGTCTTTCATTTATTTTGTCAGAATATACTAACATACGTTTTGATCGTTTGGCATTTCTATTTCTAAGTCTGCATTCCAACCTGCTAAATTGTTTTCAAACCTGTCAACAAATGGCTCACAGCTAGGATCGTTTACTAATCTATAACCTGTTGTATGTAAATCTCCAAACCTTAGTTTCTGCATTAATAAATTTAACACGCCTAGTTGTGTGTTTAATATATCTTGCTCATCTGTATTCTTTCTAAACTTATCTGTTTCGTTTGATTTACTAGTGTCTTTGATATCCATAACAAGAACAGTAATATTATATACTAATGTTTGTTCTGTTGACACTACATTATTTACTATAAAATGTGCTAATGGAAATATTGTTTGTTTACCTAGATCTACATCTGACACGTCTCCTATTGTAACAGTCTTTGTAATGTTGTTGTTTAGTAATGAATCTTCTAGTAATTCACTTACTTTGTAATATGATCTAATGGCTACGTTTCCTTGCATTTGCTTTTAATTCTGCTTGTTCTACTTCGTTTTTTTCTTTTATATATAGTAATACATTTAAAGATTTTGTTAGTTTTTGTTTAGTGATATTTTCGAATTCTGTAATACGTCCTTCAGCGAGTTGGTAAATTGCAGAATACCACCCCCATCTTTCATTGAATTGACTTGATCTGTCGAAAGATTGTTCATTTCCTGATCCGTCAAATAATCCATCATATTGCTCGACAACTCGATTCCTAAATTGTAAAAAAAAACCACCGAACTAAAACAAACATCTAACGGCATATCTTTCATCACATTAGTTTCTAATGCTTCGTATTCAATTATATTATATTTGTCTTTATGTGATTGTGCTATTGGTCTATATAAAACACTCATAGCTTTATGCATATCGTCCCAACTTTGTAAGTGTGTTTCTATGTCTATATACTCACCTAATGATATGTCTTCTAATATTGGAATAAATCCATACTCTACATTATCTAATTTAAATCTGTTTATTAAGTCAGGTTTAACATCTAAGATGTCATTTAGTATTGCGACTATTTCATTAATATCTGTAATCTTAATTTTAAAAGTGTCTTTAAGATCTATTCCACAAAATATCTCGATCATTTTCTGTGCAACAAATATTCCGTCCCCATTATCTTTTTGCACCTTTAAAAACTTTTGATACTGACCTAATGTCAATTCATTTAATTCTGTCGGTACATTTACTGATAGTTTCATAAATATATAATAACAAATGTAAGTTTTTTTTTGCAATAAAAAAGGTGCCCATCTACGAAGCACCTGTGACTAAAACCAATTAATATGAAAAATATTCACGAAAAAGGAATATTATGTAGATGTAAGTTCTTGTTTTATAATTTCAAAATTGATTTTATCTTTATCTAATTGCAACGCTCTATGTTTTAAAGGATCATTAAAAGCGTCTTGTATAAATAGATCTTCTAGTTGTGATACATCTAAAAGTTTTAGAAACTCTAAATCGTAATGACAAAATACTTTTGTAAATGCCGTTACAGTTTGTGATATTGATTTTACTTGTTTTTCCATTAATCAAGTAATACTAAGTATGCTTTTGCGTTTGCACCTCTAAACCAATCTAGACCTTTTCTAAGTCCGTCCCAGTCGCTGATCATTTCGCAACCTTTAATATAATCGTACATACTTAACTCTACGTTGTTTAATGTATAGCATAGTCCTGTAAAAGGGTTGACTACTTCTGCACCTTCATCATAGATGCAACCTTTAAACCATTTAGGTAATTTTTGTTTGCTCATATCTTTAGTGTCCATAGTGTGCGTTTGTTTCGTGTTTAGGGTTGCCGTCCCATAAAGAAGCCCATTGAAAAGAACTAATGTTAACTCCAGGTTTATCGTAGTTATGTATTTTTCTTCTGTATACTTTTTTGTATTCAGCTGCAGGATAAGGTAGAACGCTATTAGTTGTATGACTTCTTTGTTCGTCTGCCAACTTAGATTCTATCTGTACTACTTCTACCATAGTTTTGCCTACTAATCTTTTGACTTTATAATAGTCAATGTTAGTTTGATCGTATCCCCAACTACTGTAGAGAATATCGTTTACTTCTAATTTTATTTCTGTTTGTGCCATAATTATAAATTATTTAAAAGATATTGATTTTTCTTAAGTTCGAATGCAAAGATGTTTGCAGATTCTAAATTGTCAAAAGTTTCAACACGTCTAATTGCTCGTATATCGTCTTCTATCCAACTTACTATATAATAAGTTGTTTTAAATCTAGGTTTATCTATATTGTATTGTTTTTTATTTACTCTAATGTGTTGTATTCTCATATTATTAATTATTGATTATGAACTAAAGTTAATAAAAAAATACTGCGTGTGCAAATTATACGACTGTATACTTGCCAAATGTAGGTTTGGATATTATACTATATGTTCCATATCTTAGGGCGTCAATAATATGGTTGTTCTTATCTTCAGGAACATTAGTAAGTTTTCCTGATCTATCTTCTATCCACTTGTAATTTCTAAACTCTTGTATTGCATTACTACTATCATCTACAATATTAATCTTGTAACGCTTTAATAAATCAATACCTGCGTTTACACTATCTTTTCCTTTAATACTCGGTTTAATGTTCCAACCCATTCTGCGTAATTCGTCATTTAGTCTAGGCTCTGCAGAGTCACTAAAGATCATATTTCTTGCAACGCCAATATCTCTAAAAGCATTATGTATATCTCTAGCTGTCATCATAGTTCTGTAAAGATACTCTTTAATATATATCGTATGGTCTTTTAACCATATACCGACCATCGCTGTAGGATCATTTGTGTAACCGTAGTCTAAACCATAAGAAATAAATTTGGCGTCCTCTGGTATCGTTTTGCATAATGTGTGTGTAAAGATTATTGCTTTACTACTTCCTCGTTGTCCTTTACCATAGATTTGCCAATACAACTCGTCTGTCTCTCTAAGTCTTTCAATTTCCTCAACTAATGTAGGATCTAAAAATGGGTTATCTAAATATGTTGTAATGTGAAATTCGCAATCGTCCCTATCTAATATTTCATCATATATCCAATGATACTCTTCCGATGGATTATAGTCAATAATAATTCTTTCAGATGTTCTAATATTTAATTGAAAGAAATCTTCGTATGTTAATTCGTTTGCTTCATTAATAAATAATAGATCTCTTTTTCGTCCACGTATTTTTTGTGGTTGATCTAACGAAATAAACTCTACAAGGTTGCCAAATAGATAATACTCTGAATTCGATTTGTTGTGATATCTTTCGTTGTATATACTAAACCCTTGTAAGATACTCATAAAGTCTCTTAGAACAGTCGCACGTGTACTAGGGAATGCTTTACGACATATAGTAATTACCTTGTCATTTTGTTTTGCGCAATACTCAAATATAATCCACAGTAAAATGTTATATGTTTTACCTGATCTTGTTCCACCTTGTTCAACTATAATTTTTTTGTCTGTGTTTAATAGGTGCTTATAAACAATATTAGTCTGTATCTTTAGTTGTGTCAATTATCTCTATTAAAAAGTTTGTTGGCATTCCTTCTGCTCCTGTAATTTCTTGACGTTCTACATAACCTCTTTGTTTTGCCTTAGTCTTTAAATAGAATATTGTAGCAGATGTAGATCCGTCTTGTATTTGTTTGTGTAGCTGACTCTCTGCAAAGTCAATAGCTATATTAGATATGTCTTCGACCTTTGCTTTAAATTCAGGATCATCTTTACAGTACTTGTAAAATGTTTCTCTACTACAGTCTGCTTGTCTACAAGCTGCAGTAACAACACCTAATGATTTTTCTAACGCTTTTAGTAAATTGTCTTTTAGTATGTCAGATTTTGTCATTTTTATATTTCTTTTTTAATAGTATTTGATTCTTTGTTTGCCAAGATTTGCTGTATTCTTTGTTCTTAAATAGTTTTGAGAATCCAGTAATATGTTTTAGTTTCACTAACTCCTCTACCGACATTCCTAATTCATTACAAATATCGTTATCTTCCCAACCATTATCTAACATATTAAATACCATAGACGACATACCTGTAACGCTGTGCATTCCTCTTGCTCTATTATGTCTAACTGTACTTGCCATTCTATCGTTAGTGTTTTTATTTAATACTACAATCGGCAACCTTCCTTTGTTTCGTTCTAGTATATCTTTATTGCTTTTACAAGTAAAGTATCTATGAAACCCATCTATTATAATATATTTCTTTCTGTCCTTATCGTAAATTGTAACTACAGGTTGTGTATATCCATCGTGTAATATAGACGTGTATAGCAAACCCATTTCTTTTTTTGCAACACTATTAGGATTGTAATCATTCGGTGAAACATCATTTATGTCTACCCATAAAACTCTATTAACAGGTTGATCTTTTAGTGGGGATTGTTCGTGTATTAACTCTTTTAACTTTTCGAAAAAGATTATCTGTTCTTCTTCATTTAGTTTTGCAGTCTTTAAATATTCTTTAAGTTCTTTTATCATATTAAACCTTTTATGTATTTATCATATTTTCTGTTAATTGCAATGTTGTCTTTGTTTATCTTTCCGTCTACATATTTTTTTACAGTATTAAAATATTGTGATGACAAAAAGTTATTTAGTTTTGTAAAATCCCAATCACTTGACAAAATAGTGTTTATTATATTTCTATAAACATCTTGTTTTATAAAATCATTTATAATGTATTTCTTTGTTTTATCAATTCTTTTGTATAGTGCATTTTTATACTTGTCTTCTTTTATTAGATTGTCTGCTAAGTGAAAAGCATATTCTTCCCAATCTTTAAACATATAAGGTAATTCTTTTGGACATTTAAATGCGTCTGTTTTAAGATGTTTTATTGAATTACTTCCTGCTATCCTAGAACTAACCCTGTTCCAAGTGTCAGGCTCGATCTCTTGCACTAATAATAAGTTCTGTATAGACGTTTCGTGATGTAAGTTTGATATTCTCATATCATTCGTGTTTACTCCGTGTTTGTACATCTCGTCATATATTCTATTGTACTCAATATTATTATCGTAAATGTATTTCCAAACATCTTTTATTTCCCAGTCATATATAGGATAAAATGTATAGTGTCCTAATCTCTTTGTAAGTTGCTTTCCGTATGTAATATCTTTGTATGTCAATCCTGATGTTAATGACATTAATCGTTTAGGTGCTTCTTGTGTTCTGACACCTGCTAAATAACAAGCTGATTTATTTGCAAACTCTACTTCAAATATTGCTTTAAATAAATCGTGAAACCTTTCTGTTTTATATATATTTTTCTTTATGCTTATCTTGTCTTGTTTATGCAACCATTCGTCTTTCTTTTTAGCGTCCCAACAATAAGAATATCTGTGTTCTGTTGACGCATTATTAGTTATTACTATTGGCATTTGAAACCACATAGGTTTTACTTTAGGATTGTACATAACCTTTTTAACGTAGTCTACTGTACCTTGCCACTCTGCTTCTTGATCTATAAACAAAACTTTTAATGGTAGCTTATTTAATCTCTCTGCTACTTCTAAAGCTAAATGTAATGTTACAGTACTATCTTTGCCACCTGAAAATCCTACAACAACTTCTTCGAACTCATTAAAAAAGTATTCGATCCTTTTTATTGATTCATCATAAACATTTGTATTGCTATAAAATTTCATACTCTAATTTTGTTATTCCGTTTTTATATGTCTTTACAATTTTTGCACCACATCTTAAATGTGAATTAGTTGCCATTGGTGTTGTCGTTAAAGATATTTTATTAACAGATGGCTTATGTTTTCGCAACCAATTTATTCTATGTATAATCATTTTAGTTAGTAACTTGTTACCTCTGTATTTTTTTGTAACATAATCACACTTAATGTTTGCTGTCTTTGTATGTATTTTTAAACCAAAAAAACCAACGACTTCTGTATTATTATATAATATAAAAAACAATATATTTTTATTAAACAACAAACCCTCTTTCTTTGATAACTCGACTAGATCTTTACATACACTATTAATATCATATGTAAGTTTAATCTCCATTACACTTTTACTCTGTTAATTATTCTTGTAGTTTCTATAGGGTTGCCTAGTGTCCAATACTTATATCCGTTTGCATAAAGATAAATATATGTTTTTCTCCAAAACTTTTCAGGTACTCCATACTCTCTTATATAAATTACCATATCCTCAAACTCTTTGTCACTATTCCATTCTTCTCTAGCACTCCAATCGTGTGGTATTTTTGGCATACTCTTAGCGAATGTAAACTTTGTTTCAGACAGAGTCTTACAAGCCTGTTCGTGTAATGTTAGCTTGTTCATTTATTATTGTTTAGCGTCTACGTTAAATTCGTGAAAACAATTTGGACAGATACATTGTATAAAATCTCTATCAGTTTCTAAATTTTTATTATCTAGTTGCTGTTTTCTTTTTTCGTATTCTTCTTTTGTAAGTTGACGTTGATCAGAATTAGGGTTGTAGTCAGGTGTAAAATCTACATCAAGTGATGGATTAAATACGTCCATTCCCCAATCTGTTAATTGATCTGTATTGTATTCGTTTGCTAATAGATCCCAATCCCATTCACCATAGCTTGTATTATCTTTTATAACAAACTCTTTTTTCTGTTCGTCTGTCCAACCTTCTGCTATGTCTATCCATATATCTTTTAGACCTGCTTGTGTACACGCTTTTAATCTCATATTGCCACCTAACACAACCATATTCTCGTCTACAATTATTGGTCGTTTTTCTAACATTTCTGGAAACGATTTTAAACTACTTACAAGTTTTTTAAACTTATAGTCTTTTATTACTCTTGGGTTATCGCTGTTAGGTATTACCTTGTCTATAGATATTTGTTGTTTCATAATTACCAATCAAATGTTACTTCTTCATATTCTTTGTCTTTTAATAAAGTTTGCATTTGTGCTGCCATTTTAAATATTGCATCGTCAGGCAAATCATTAACTTTTAACGCTATGTATGCTCTAGCATTTGATATATTTCTAAAGTCAGGTATTTCAAATAATGCACCAAACCAATCTCTCATTCTTTGATTGTTATTATTATATATCTCAAACATTTTTAACGAGTGACACAAAGTTGCACTATCCATAGGAAATCCCATATCATTAAATAAATCTATAATGTCTTTGTTTCTTAATTTATAATAGTTTTTAAGTATATGCACAAAGAATGATCTTGCTTCTACATATTCCATTGCACGTTTCTTTTGAAAGAAATTTACTCCAGTAATATTTTTTACGTCTTTTATTATTTTGTATGTAAACATAATGCTAAGTTAATAAATTTTGTTAATAATTATAATTCTATGTCTATGTAATAATCATCTAATTCTACTTCATCTGTTTCGAAATACTTTTGATATATATTTAATGCGTATGCAACTTTATCTCTGCCACTTTGTATAAACTCTTTTGAAACAGGTTGACTTATTCCAATATCTCTTGATCCTTTGTCTACTACAATAAATCTAAAATTAGGTTGATTAAATAATTCAGTATAAATATATGCTTGTACGTCATAGTGAAAGTTAAATGCACTATGCTCAAAACTTTTAATATTGTTTGTAGTTTTTATATCACATATATAATTCTTATGCAACAAATCTGCTTTAGCACGAAACGGTTTTCCTTGTACTAATCCGACAGCAGGTGTTTCGTTTTTACAACCTTTTATCATTTGCATAGCAGGTTCATTTCTGTAAAACGATTCTGCTAATCTTTCTGCGTCATTCTTTTCTTTTAATGTATAAACTTCTCCGTGTTCTTCTTTTGCTAATTTGTATTTCTTTGTGTTTTTACTTTGTACATCTACAAATATTTTTTTATCAAAGACTTCAGGCTCTAATATTAATAAATGAAATAACAGACCATCTCGCATAGCTTGACTTGTTGGCGATCCATACTTCATAACATTGTAATATGTTTTAGGTGACTCTAGTAATAGTTTTATTGTACTGCTACTAAATGCGAACGTATTCATAAACCCATAGTAGAATTTGTCATCTACCATTTTGGATAATAGTTCTGTTTGATTGTAATTTTTACCGTCTAATAATTGTACTTGTGTGTTCATTGTTTTATGTTTTTGTTATGTGTGTGTCTTTGTACTCTTGTAATGCTGCTAGTATTCGCCAAGCTGCTTTTGCTAAATGTAGCATTCCGTCCTCATCTATTGGGTGATTACTATGATCAATTATATGTCTTACTCCTGCATCTAAATGATCTTTGCTTTTAGATTTATCCCAATGTAATTCTTTGTCAGGGTGGTGTTGTTTATTTCCTTGCTGACTTACTTTACTTACTTCTAATATTGCAGTTGGAAAATATTTAAGTACTCCAGTATAGACTGGCATTTGTTTTCTTTTGTCGTGTTTAGTCGTATTCTTCATAGATCATTCTATAAATTAATGTAATGTGTAAGTTGTTTTTGTCTTTTAATTCGTATTTTTTATTCTCCATTTCTAGTCTAAAAATAAAAGTATATAATTCTATTTCAACTAGACTTCCTACTTCAGGTACAGCGTCTAATCTTATCCATAAAGTATTGACTGTATCTAATAGTTTGTCTTCTACTTCTTCGCTTGGTTGTTGTCCTACAATATCAGTTAAAATGTGAATCCTCATACTTTTTTAATTGTTCTCTTGCTTCGTTTCTTTCGTTTACTGCGTTATCTCTTTGAAACTTATATTGCATTACTGCTTTTAATGCTAGATCTCTATCTCTTTTTAATTCTATTATATGCCATTGTATATCTAAAAACGCTTCTATTACTTGTTTTAATTGTTTATTATCTTGCGCTTTACCTTTCCACTTTCCTAATTGTTCTAAAACAATCTGTATGTTACTATCGTTCTCGAACTCTTTTATTGCGTCTAGCTTTTTATAAGCATCTATTAAATTTTGATTCATTGTTTATATAACTTGCTTGTGATTCTTCTAACAAATATACTTCTTTTTCTTTTTTTGTCTTAGTCCATAACGTAGTATCTGGACAATTTATTTTGTCTAATATTGGCAACTCTAAATTATTTAACCAAAATATATACATTCCTTTAGGATCAAATACTAAATATAATTTATGTATATCTTTATCCATTGCCATTAAGTTTTCATATTTACCTTTTTCTAGCATTTTAGTTTCATAATACTTATGCCTAAACTTCATTTCTATTACACACTTTTTTCCTTTGCGTGTTATTCCCTCTGCGTCATAATGTTTATAACTACCACCTGACCATTCTATATTCCAACCGTCTATATTTAATATGTCTACTACCACTTGTTCCCATCTATGTACTTCTTTTATACCCATTTTTATAAATAACATTTAGCTCATTTACAAACAACTGTATTTGCCCTTTAATGTGTTCTCCTCTACAAGTACATAAACTTTCTAGTGGGTGGTTAAAATACTTCGCGTGTAAATTTTCGATTAATCTCAGTTCGCTTTCTGCTATTGTGTTGTTTTTTACTCCTTTAAATTTTGACCATTGATCATAGTCAACCTTTAACATTTGCACTTTTTGTGTCATCTTTTTATTTGTATTTTATTTAGATCTTTTTTCCTTTTATCGCAACCACAATCTTTGTAACCAAATAATTTAGCTACCCAAGTTGCTATGCGTTTTCCATATCCTAATGTAATAATATTAATTATCTTTTCCACTATGTCCCCTAATCCAATCGTATTTTTCATATTCCTGTTTTATAAATTCTTTTACTTTTAAATATGTATTTCTTAATGATTTGTAACTTATGTTTGTTTCTCTGCTTAACTGTGATATTTTTTTTCCATCTGTAATTAATTCAAATATTGCAATGTCATACCACACTAACTTACTTTCATAATGTGCTGTAAAATCTTGCAGTTTATTTTGCAATACGTTGTCGTTAATATTTGCAGTTATATTATGAAGCGATACAGTACAACCTAAATCAGACTGCATATCATTATTAGTATGATTACTTGGACTATTTAAACTTGCAGAAAATATAACATCACTTCGCCTGTTGTTCATTTGTTTTGTTCTTAAACAAGCGTGAAAGATCATTTTATATAAATACCAATAATTTATGTCGTTGTCACCGTACCTAAGATCTTTACCTTTTTTTGTTAAGTCATCTATTTTAAGATACATCTCGCTGACAATATCTTGGCAGTCGTCATTACTGCAGTCGAAAGATTTACATATTCTTAACCAATCCTTATGTTTCTTATATGCTATTTCAAGAATCAATCTTTTTTACCAAATGTAATAAATTTCTGCTATTTAAACTAAACCCTACATTATTAGGTAATGACTTTAATTCTATAGGATTATCTAATGGTGTTGGTCTGCCACCGCTGTCGATCTCTTTTATCTTAATTATAGCTATATATGTATGCGTCCATAATTCAGGGTGATTTGTCATTCTATGTAAGATCATAAAATTGTCGCTTTTATTTAAAAACTTCCCACCACCTTCTGCAGATCCTGCACTAGGGGGTTGTATATATCCTTCAAATTTATGTCCGTTAGGGTGTTTATGTCTAAGTGCTTCTGTAACAGCGTGTGTTACTAAATAGATCGAACATTTATTTCGTCTTGTAAATAGTCGCATATCTGACATTATCGCATAGTCGTACTCGTGTGCACCGTATGATCTCATTAACTCTCTATCTCTAACTAATGAATTATATGGATCTATAACAAAACCGTGAAAGTCGAATTCGTTTTTAATTACTTCTGCTTTTGTAAGTAATTCGCTAGATGTAAATGTTTCGTCTATGTCAATATATCTAAAATGTTCGTGTATCCATTCAATTTTTTCTTTCCAAACGTTTTGTTCTATTTTATTAAATGGTAATCCAACAAGAAACTCACAAAGTTTTTTACTAATACTTGACGCTTCATTTTCTGCACTATAAATTAAAAATTTAAGTCCGTACTTACGAGCATATAAAAGCAATAAATAAAGTAGTGTTGTAGTTTTTCCTGTTGACGCGTGTCCAAGTACTAGATTAAAACTGTTAAATTTAAATCTCCAGTACTCGTCTATCTCATCAATCCCAAGTCGTAAACCTTCTTTTATCTTTCCATTACGAATATCATTTAGTCTACTAACTTGAGATTTTAAAGAGACTGTATTAGAACGGTAGTCCGTCATCGTCTGTAGAATTTCGATCAGGACTGTGTTCCTTACTTGTTACTTCTTTGTAATTATTGTTTTCTAATTTGCTATATGGTTTGCCTGACTTTCCAAGCATTGTAACAAATTTTAAGTAACCTTCGTTTTCTCTAACGTGTTTTTGTACATCAGGATCTTTTAATTGTTCTAAAAATTTCTCTACGTTTAGACTGCTTTTGCAGACTATAAAACTTTTATCATTTAGATATGTGTAAAGACCGTTTATAAATACTGTATCTGTTTTCTGTGCCATCTTATTGTGGTTTAGTTGTTAATAGATTATAGTATGCAATAGATATCTGAGCAATAGACGTTAACAATTTCTGTTGTGCTTCTGCTTGTAATCTCGCTGACGCTGTATCAGGTGTTTCGTCTTTCTGTATTTGATCTTTCTTAGCTTTTATCTTTAATGTTTCTTGCCAAGGTGCAGATGTTACAGTTTCGAAACCTAATTTACTAGCAACAGATAATGCAATACTTTGTTGTTGTGTTAAAGATACATTATTTTGTTGACTTGCTGTTTGTGCAGGTTGTTGTTCTTCTACTTTTTTCATTTGTTTACCGTTTTGTTTAACTTTTTTTGTGAACTTATCCTCTCGTTCATTTAATAAATATGTAACTACATCACCTTTTTTAAAAGGATATTCTTTACTTGCAGGGTAATTAAATACTGCTATGTCACCGTTTTTAAATGATACTCTATGTTCTTTCATAGATGTATTGTCTGCTCCTGACCAAACCTTGCCTTCTTCGATCCAGTCTATAGTAGCTTTTCTTTCTTCGTTTATTGCTAGTGCCATATCTATAAAGTTTCTGTGTTAAAGTTATGTCTTTCTAAATGCTTTTTTAATGTATCAACTACTTTAAAATCAAGATCGTTGTCTTTTTCTATAAGTTTTAGTAACGGTATAAATCGTGATACAATGTCTAACTCGTTTTCGTATAGCTTTTTGTAGTTATCAGCTTTGTCTCTGCTTTTTGCTAATTCTCTTGTTAAATCTTCTATACGTTCTCTACGCCATTTAAGTTGGTCGTTTACAAA